GACAGGGATCGAACCTGCGACCTATTGCTTGCAAAGCAACCGCTCTCCCAACTGAGCTACACCCCCTAAATACTTTGGTGCTCCAGGTCGGACTCGAACCGACACGCCTCACGGCACTGGCTTCTAAGACCAGCGTGGCTACCAATTACACCACCAGAGCATTTTACTATTGTAACAGAAAACTATTTATCTGTCTACTATATTTGGGTAACTAAATAAACTTATGTTACAAAAGAAACAACATATACCTCTTAATCTACGCCGTAGAGTTATGGATAGAGATGGTTTATATTGTGTCTATTGCGATGAAGACTTGTCCGACAAAGAAGTACACATGGATCATGTTATTCCTGAAAGTAAAGGTGGACAAACTACCTATGACAATCTTCAAGTAACTTGTAAAAAATGTAATCTTGCTAAGGGTGTATTAACTGAATCAGAGTTTACTGAAAGATTAAGAACCAGAGCAATGAACATTTTAAATAGAATTGGAGCGGGATAGCGGATTCGAACCGCTGACGAACAGCTTGGAAGGCTGACACTCTACCCCTGAGTTAATCCCGCATAAATATATTTATGTACGTATACGATGCTATTACAAAAACCGGATTACATATCCATCTTTCAATGATGGAAGACGAATCCTTTTATATTATGGTACATGATCTTGAAAACTTCACAATGACAATGAAGTTTTTCAATAGTGTTGAACCTGCAAAACAGTTCATTCAATCACTATAATACTCCCTTATATTCGTACTAAGCTTGACCAAAACCATTAAATTAATTGAACCATAATAAAAAAAGATAAATACTACTATAACTAACAGGGGTTCCGAAATATGAAATTTTTAATTGATTTTAAAGCAGAGACATTAGATGCTGATATAAGTGCATACCTACAACAGCACGGTTGCACAGTTTTAAAGGAGTGGAATAATTTTGATAAAATCTTTTTAGTAGAAGCTAGTCAAATGCCTCCGGAATCTGCTATAACTGATCGTGTTACTGAAGAAAATCATTTGGCTATCAGTCCATTAGAGGTAATCTCTCTAAATCCGTATTTCGGAACACACAGAGATCCTGCTAAAGAAACAATCACCATTAATATAAATGACACCAAAGATTGGTGGAAAAACTATTCTCGTGGTCAACCAGAGTTTACAGAACCTACTACAACAATACAAAGACAAGGTAAAAATATAAATGTTTATATTGTGGATAGTGGAATAGAAGCATCACATCCTGAATTTGCTAATGCTGATATCACTAACCTATATAGTGTAACACCCGGTGACTTTGGTGATAAAAAAGGTCACGGTACTGCAATTGCTAGCGTAATTGCAGGTCAAACATGCGGAGTTACTCAATCAAAATTAAAAATTGTAAAGATATTTGATCCCGATCATGCTACGACAGAACATGAATTACTAGATGCGTTAGATGCTATTATTAGCGACCACGTTGACGGCACATATAGTGTATTAAATGCTAGTTGGTCTATTCCAAAAAATGCATGGGTAGAAAATAAACTACGTGTATTAGAAGATGAAGGTGTATACATCATTGCGGCTGCAGGAAATAATGGTACATCTATAGAAGATGTAACTCCTGCAAGTATGATAGATGTTATTACTGTAGGTGCATATAATAAAGATTTATTACCTTGCGACTTTAGTAATTTTACTGGCGGTAGCATGATATCAGTAACCGGTGGTGCTGTTAATCACGGTGAACTAGATGGTTGGGCACCGGGCGAAGAAATATGGGCAGCTAGCTTAAACGGTACATATGGATATGTTGCCGGAACGTCTATTGCGGCTGCTGTAGCAAGTGCAATTTTAGCATCTAACTTAATGCATCAAGTATATGACGATTCCGGTAAACGTATTGAGGGTTTTGAAGATTTCAAAATTAGTACAGCGGTTATCAATTCTAATACAATTATTTTTAAGAAACCCAATCTTTTAGATTTATCTGACCCTAAATATCAAAACAGCGTTAATAGAATTGCAACTTTTAGTGATAGAGATAACATCTCAAGAGATCAAGCAACAGATGAAATATCAATAACCTATAGGATAGGAGAGTCTAAACAAGGTACAAGAGTATATCAGCCTACATTGACCAAAGCCATTGAATGGGTAAAACCTTTACCAGAAAACTTTGTAATTATACCTGACGGTAGAGTATACGGTAATCCAGTTGAATCGCAAGGTTCTGGAGAAGGTGAATCATATAAACTATATGAATGTAGTTTTATCCGCACAAACCTAGATGACTCACAAGAAACTGTATTGATTAATATTTACATACTACCTGATAATTTTGAACCTGACACATTACCTAGTAATGATCCTGTACATATACTACTATCGTTTGATGATATCTGCCAAGGACTGCCACCTTCAAGTGGGTGTGTTCTTAATGGTGGGGTAGCTTGTGAAGATTCTTGTAGCTTTGCTTGTTGTTCAACTTCAATCAAAGATTCTGTAGGTTGCCAATGTGAAGCACCTTGATATGCTAAACTGGACTAATCCTAAAAAATTAGGAGATGATTATTACTTTATTTTTAAAGACATTGATGGTGAAAAACTATCCGCTCTAGAAGCCGCTAATCATACAGTAGATTATATCACAAAAAACTATCCAGCACCGTATACATTATATTTAAGTGGCGGTGCTGACAGTCAGGCTATGCTTTATGCATGGCATAAATCAGGTGTTCCATATGAAACTTTTTCAGCAGTTTACAATGAGACATTAAATGAGCATGACTTATGCACCCTTAGAGAATTTTCAGAACAACATAATATAACAATTAAATACCATGATTTTGATGTGATTTCTTTTTTAGAAAATGAACATGATTATTATGCAAATGAATATTATTGCGGTAGTCCGCAGGTAACTTCATTTATGAAAATAGCAGACATGACTACTGAAGGTACTGTTATATTTGCTGGTCAATTTATAATGAAGGAAAAAAATGGCGGGCGTTTAGGAATTCCAGATAGAAATAATTTTAGTTTATATCATTATGGCATCAAATCTAAAAAAAATATAGTACCATATTTTTTCTTAGAAACACGTGAATTAGCATATGCATTTGATGTGATGCTCCCAGAAATACAAGAATTTCATACCCCCGGTAGTTACGGAGAAAAAGTAAAGGGTTTTCAATATTATGGATTTCCCGTGATAGGTCAGGTTGACAAACTCTCAGGATATGAAGAAGTCAAGTCAAAAATAAATGGGTTTGAAAAATTGAAAATTCTTTATGATACTAACCCACCGAGACAGCCTACTTTACAAGAAAAAATGTCAAGAATACCGAGGCAATATAGTAATAGAAATTTTGATTTATTATATAGAAATAAATATGAATCTAAGTTTTCAAAGTATAAATACTTTACTAAAGTATAAGTATCTTATAAAATAATTATGTTAAATAAACTTAAAGAAAAAATGGATCAAGTTCGTGATATGGCGCAAAACGCAGCCGCATCCACACTTATCAACAAAGTAAGTGTAGAAATACAAGAGTATCGGTATGGAATTTGTCAAGGTTGTGAAAAACTTTACAAACCGACAGATACTTGTAAGACATGCGGTTGTTTTATGAAGGTTAAAACATGGATGCCATCACAAGAATGCCCATTAAAGAAATGGCCTAAGGCAGAAGCTGCCGAATAAACTATGTATTTGGAGTAGGTGACAGGGATTGAACCTGCATAAAACGGATTTGCAATCCGCGGCCTGACCATTCAGCGACACACCTACATATTGCTCTGACATCCCCCGGCGGTAATTATAGAGTATCAACATAGATTAATCCGGAATCTAACTCAACTAAGGTTAGCGATTCTATGCATCACACACTCCTTCCACCCGCTTCCCGACAGGGACCGTTCTCGCATTGCTAGCGGCCTTTGGGTTTAAAGACTACCACCCGTAGTTGTCACACTACTTCTCATCGTGTGGGTCACACTATCCGGAGACACCCGGAACGTTCTTTTATAAATACAGTATGGATATCCAAGACTGTATTGATATAGTTGAAAAGTTGTTGCGTCAAAACAACCATAATTATAAGGACAGCCACGAACAATTATTATATGAACGCGGTTACCTTACTGGTATGCTTGCTCGGATGATGATTGAAAATCCCATGTTTCGTAATGAAATCATAGACCGAGCAAAAAAGAAATCTGGCGGATAGTATAGGATTCGAACCTATGCGCCGTTTTCACAGCGACGGTTTAGCAAACCGCTCCCTTAACCACTCGGGCAACTATCCTTAACTGGTGCCTCCACCTGGACTCGAACCAGGAACCAACGGATTATGAGTCCGCTGCGCTAACCAATTGCGCTATAGAGGCATTATACTTTGGTGCGACTGCCCGGAATCGAACCGGGATGCTGTTAAGCGAGAGATTTTAAGTCTCTTGTGTCTACCTATTTCACCACAGTCGCAAATCTTGTTATCATTATATATCATACAATGATTGTAGTCAAATATTTTGGCGGTCCCAGCGGGTAACGATCCCGCTCCTCATGCGTGACAGGCATGTATGCGTCCATGAACACTTTGAGACCTATCTTGGTGGAGATTACTGGAATCGAACCAGTCGTGCTATAAAGCGGCGGATTTACAGTCCACTGCATCACCATTGATGCTTCATCTCCAAGATGAGTTACGGTTGCAAGACCTAGTGTCTCATTACTGAGAGAAGTATCAAGGCGATGTAACTCAAAAATTAGTATAAGCTACTGGTTTCCATGCCAGCCCTTAATTGAGCGGTTACTCTGTCCATCTCTTTTATTCTAACGTCTGTGTGCAGAGAGATACTGCCTATCAGATTCAGAGTAATTAACTCGCTAACGGTCTTCTGCCACCGGATCTCTATCATTAATCAAACGCTATTTTAACGAAAATAGTAACGGGATTCTTGGTAACGCATAGCGGAGTCGAACCGCTCTACCCAGGATGAAAACCTGGTATCCTAACCGATAGATGAATGCGTCACATAATGTTATTAGTTTTGCTGACGCACTATTTGCTATGCTCAACGGAATTGCCAGCTGGACGTACCGTTTATATACATAGTTACTCAGGGTTGACGTTTCCCCCATGGCTTACATCAGCAAAACTAATAACACACTATATGAAAAAACATTAAGGAACGTAAACTGTATCCACCAGTACCGTCTACTGGATCGTTGTTTCTGTCATTACTGCCTAACTTCCCGTCACGTTAAACAATATTGCTATTGCCGATACGCTTCTTGCACCCTATGCGACCCAGTCCGTCAACTGGCTGACCCCATAGACCTGCCTAACGGATTAGGTGACCTTAATGTGTTTTCATATAGAGCCCTGAACTTAACAGGGATATATGATTCTTAAATTTTAAAGAACTTTGTTGATTAGTACGATGACTTTTTCAACTCATGTTATGATTGTATCATAACTACCATTTATTGTCAAATTCTTTTGTTTCTTTGTTTCCCAAGAACTTGTTCAATCAATCTATAACTAGAGTATAGCAGAATGAGGATTTATTGTCAAATTTTATCATTTTAGTACTTAATACTACATAAAATACGTGATGATAAATATTGTTATGACAACCTCCCTATATGATGATTTAGAGTTACCAAAGACTTCTACCTCTGAAGAAATCAAACAAAAATACAGAATCTTAGCACAATTACATCATCCTGATAAGGGAGGAGATGCAGAAAAATTTAAGCGAATAAGATTAGCATATGAAGTACTAAGTGATCCAATTAAACGTGAACACTATGATAGTACCGGTGATCATTATGATGATATTAATCTTGATAGTGAAGTAATGACTAGACTAGCTATTATGATTTCGCAATTTGTTCAACATATCAATCCAGAGATTGATGATTTAATATTAAAAATGCGAATTGAAATTCGTGCATTACAACAACTAACAAATAGTGCCATTGTAGAATGTAACAATCTAATAAATAAAATGAATATTATTTCTAAAAAAATTAAATTAAAAAAAGAAGGTGAGAATGTATTAAAGTCTGTAATTGATAAAAAAATATTAGGACTACATACCGAATTAATTCACCATAAAAGAGGTTTAATTGTTTTTGATAGAATGTTAGAAGTATTAGATGATTATCACTTTAGTAGTGATGAATGGCGATTACTACTAGAACAAAATACAATTGGTCCGGCGTAGAGGAATCGAACCTCTATTGATAGCTTAGAAGGCTACTGTATGATCCATTATACTAACGCCAGATATTAAGATAGCTTAGTTCTTTCTTCTATGAATTTTTTCACTTCAATATCATTTTTTTGATTTTTTGTAGGTGCAAATAATGCACGTTGTCTTGGATCAACATTTACACTAGGATTAGTCATATAATACATGGCTAGGCTTTTTCTGTATACACTTTCTGGGCAACGCAACGGTTCAGGTAACCCATGCCAAGAATTTTGTGTGGTGTCAAAAAGTACAGCACGATTATAAACACATTCTACTTCTTTTACTTTTTCTTTTGGTTGATTGTTTTTAGCGTCATGTGACCATAATTCTAGGCCGCCGCCCCATGAGGTATCCCAATCTTTAGAAAGATATACAATAAGATTTAACTTGCGTTCTAATCCTAATTTAGGGTGTACAGAATAATCTCTATGTATATTAAGTTTGCCGTTTCTACCATGCATATGACAGCCACCACCATGCAATCCATAATCAGGATACAATTTTTCTATACCAGTCATATCCTGTAGTTTTTTAACAAACTCATCTGAGCAAAACTGAGTAAATGCTTGATATACATGTTTAGGTAAAAATCTCCAATCATTCAACGTTTTTTTATTTTCAATCACATTGTTGTAATAAAACCAACGTTCATCATTATAATCAATAAATTCGTCTGACAATTTTTCTGCCATTTCTTGTTCAAAGAAATTATCAATTATCAAATGATAAAAGGGTATGTTTGATTCTGTCATGTATTTGTAATCCTAATAACTTCTCTTTCAATGTCACCCTGAAACAATGATACATAATTCCATGGTTGAATGCATCCTATCCAAGCTTCATGGTCATATCTAAAGTAATCAGATATATACATCATTTTACTAATTGTACTAACTTCCCCTATAATAGATTCATTTTTGTGAGGTAGTTTGGGTAATTTTTTAATATGATTAGAGTTAGCCCACCAAAAGTTTCCACTATAATGAGGCCATTGACTAATCATTCCTTCGCTATACAATATACCAACAGTACAATAACCGGTGTCTAATAGCTCTATACATTTTTTATAGTTTACTATATTATAGTACTCTAATAGAAACCGCCAGTCGTGTATTGGTTTAACGTTATTTTTGCTAGCACCTTTAACATGAAAATACAAAATATAAGAATCACTATCATTATCAATAGTTTCTTTAAGAAATTTTAATGTAGGATATTCATAGTGTTCAATACTATTACTAGTATGTACCATTTCTACATTATGATATTGATTTGCTAGTTCTTGTATTGTATTAAATATAGCCAGCTTACCATTAACACATAGATATATTTTATCTGCTAATTCTAACAAACCAGTTTCTTTAAGCAAAGAAAATTGATGATTAAAAATCATCAAACTATCTGGTGTATCAATGATATGACTGAATATTTTTATTTTATGCATAAATTTGGCTCCCCTACGTGGGCTCGAACCACGGACATTTTGATTAACAGTCAAACGCTCTACCGACTGAGCTATAGGAGAATATTTTTGGTGCCCCCACCATGACTTGAACACGGGACCTATCGCTTACAAGGCGATTGCTCTACCACTGAGCTATAAGGGCGACTTTTATTTAATAGTATTATACACTAACTTAATAAAATTCTACTATGTTTCGGGACACCTGCTAACAAATATTCCATTTGGTCAGCAAGTATTGTCCTATGTTGTAGAATCATATTCTCATAGTGATTAGGTACATATGGAGCATATAACAGTTCCATCTTAGATTCTTTTAAAGTCTTGTGACCTTTCTTACTATTACAATCTCTACATGCAGTAACAACATTCATCCAGGTGTTTTCACCACCTTTACTCTTAGGATGAATATGGTCACGACTTAGCATGTGATAGTTAGGAAAGTGTTCACCGCAATATGCACATACATGTCTATCACGACCAAACAATGTTTTATTAGTTAGTGCTACACATGAATGTTTGTATGGATTGAATCCATGACCTTTGATAGCAATAATACTACTAGCTTCTAAGTAACTTAATGTACCGTCATTTTGTATACCACCACGATATTTAGCCACAATATTCCCCATTGACCATGCTATGGCATCTTTGGCTTTATAAGTAATTGCGTCATCATTTGAGATCCACTGCCGGGGAACTCCCGAGATATCTAGTGCTAATACAGCCATTGTTTACTCCTTTTCTGCTATTGTCACTAACTGTATTTAATGCCTACTTGGAGGGTCCTGTAGGAATTGAACCCACATCCCGAAGTTCGAAGCATCGTATTCTATCCATTGAACTAAGGACCCGATAAAAGAGGGAGCCTAGCTATCTTATTGTTAGTAAGCCTCGCTAGATTGTCTCGTATAGGCAAGTTTATACACCCATCAATCATACTATAGTGTCATCACAGTTAACCCCACTGTGATTAGATTGACAGGGACTCAAACCTATCGTCTATCCCATAACTGGCACCCCCTGATGGATTCGAACCACCGAATGTCGGAATCAAAATCCGAGGCCTTACCGCTTGGCGAAGAGGGTATTTTATCTTTAATAAAGAGACTCCTTGTACATATTGCATAAATGTGTCCATGCTTCAATTTCTTGTTTATGTTTTTCTAATGATTCATTCCAACTCATGTGAGTCTCCTTAAAATTTTGGTACCGCCACCTGGATTTGAACCAGGGACCTACGCCTTATCAAGGCGGTGCTCTACCACTGAGCTATAGCGGTGAATTGGTGGATGTAAGTAGATTTGAACTACTGACCTATTCCGTATGAAGGAATTGCACTACCGCTGTGCTATACATCCATGGGGTGCTTGATGGGATTTGAACCCACGCATATCGGAATCACAATCCGAGGTCTTAACCACTTGACGACAAGCACCATTGGTGGAAACGGTGAGATTCGAACTCACGGACCCTTTCGGACCTCTAGTTTTCAAGACTAGCGCAATCGGCCTCTCTGCCACGTTTCCATATTATATGGTAGGACCAGGGAGATTTGAACTCCCGACCAATGGATTAAAAGTCCACTGCTCTACCAACTGAGCTATGGTCCCATATATTGGTGCGACCGGAAGGACTTGAACCTCCGACTCCCTATTTCGTAGACAGGTACTCTAATCCACTGAGTTACGGTCGCATTCTAAAACACACATAGTACACCCTAGTCAACAGGGTTGCCGCACAGGCCATACTGTTTAACTATGTATGTTTTAGAATGCCATGTATTACTACACGACATGATAGGGTTGATACCCTACCCAGTAGTCTTACTTTTTGTGTTATCGCCACAAATTTCATGTGTACTGTCCGCCCATTCTATACATTTTGCGCTGTATCACGGCTCTCGTTGCCTATTCACGCTGTCATCAATCAGTATAAGTTAGTTGGTTAACTTTCTTAATAGCCTCTTGATAGACTTTAGCACGGTCAATTTTATTTTGTATCAACTGTACTACCTGTTCCTTAGTCAAAACATAACTGCTAAACCAATCTGTTTTGTCTTTAGAAGTTGTGTATTCTATCTGTTCATCCATTTATTGTCAAATCCTATGTGTGTAAACAAAAAACCCTGAGAGTCTTGCGATTCCCAGGGTCTTGATAAAAGTAGTTATGATGTAACTTGTTACCTAGTCCCCGGGCCATGTTCCTTTGAATCATTATAGCCGCGAATACTTGTTGGATATGCTGGTACAAAGGATACACTGGCTGTTGTCTGCCATTGTCCGTTATGCTTCAACATGTTACAAGTTTTATTCATCATAGTCTTTTATTTAGTCCTGGTTGTCAATTAGTGCAAACAACGTATGTTTTTTACACTTTTTTCAATTCATGCTGAAGTATAGCATTATTTTGAATATTAGTCAACCTTTTGGTCACCTGTTTTAAATTGATACTTTTCCTATAGCATTAACTACGGCAGCAATACGACCAACAGCCATAAGTTCCTGAGTAGTCATGCCTTCTTTCTTCAATGTATCATAATGTGCTTTCACACAGAAATGACATTTGCCAATAATACTTGCGGCTAATGAATACATTTCAAATTTCTTCTTAGATACACCACCATGAGTAGCATAGGCATTCATACGCAATCCTGCAGGTAAACCCTTCATAGATTCATCATTGGCCATCTCAGTAAATGGATACCAAATATTATTTTGACCCATCAAACTTGCGGCAGTCTTTGCAGCCTCACGTTCTGCTTCATTACTGAATAACGGACTGTTATGTTCAATCTCAAATGCTAAACCGCCATTTCCTGCGGCTAATGCTGACACATACGCAATAGCATGTGTATCAACTGGATCTAATCCTGAACGATTGATAACTGCATCAATGTTTAATTTGATATCTTTAGAGTGATCAGGAATACTATCTTTTACAGATTGTACCCAATCACCATTTAAGGTGATTGGATTCATTATAGTGTTTCTCCACCGATAGCACGATTACATGGGCATAGTTCACCAGTTTGCAATGCGTCTAATACACGCAATGTTTCTTCTGGGCTACGACCAACATCTAAGTTGTTAACCGTAATGTGTTGAATAACATTCTGTGGGTCAACAATAAATGTTGCACGTAATGCCGCACCAGCTGGAGCATAGAATACTCCTAATTGATTAATCAAACTACGATCATCACGGGCTGTATCAGCAAATTGATTATGACTAATCTTTGCCAAATCTGGATGTGCTTTTTGCCAAGCTAGTTTACAGAATTCGTTATCAGTAGAACCTGTTAACAATACTGCATCACGGTCTTCAAAATCAACACGTAATTTGTCATATGCTACGATTTCTGTTGGGCATACAAATGTAAAGTCTTTTGGATAGTAAACGATAATTTTCCATTTACCTGCAAAGCTTTCTTCTGTAATTGGGAAGAACGCATCTTCCGGTTGTCCTGGTTTAACACCAGTTACAACAAACGATTCTAATTTATCACCGACTGTTTTCATAATTTCTCCTTGTGTGTAGTCTGTTTGAGTATAACATACTCATTAATATTTATGTAAAGAAAAGGGTAACTTATTCTTCATCAGGTTTTAATCCATTACTGTGTTTATCAGTAACTTTTTCTACGTCTTGGTACAAACGTTTTTCTTGTGCAGTCAATGTATTTTTATGTGTCCTGCGAGGGTTACTACATAAGGGACAACCCGGGATACCGCAATCCATAGCATGATGTTTTGCTAATCTATGAGGTTCTTTAATTGCTTTATCTTTATTGGTAAGACCATGTGCTTTCGCAATCTTAACTTGTTTCTTAACTGCTGTTTCATCCCGATATCGGCGCTGAGAGTTTAAAAATTTTGCTAATTCATTGGCCATTATATTTCTTTCTATAATCTTCTATTGCGGCTTTGATGGCGTCTTCGGCGAGGATACTGCAGTGGATTTTGACTGGGGGGAGGCTGAGTTCGTCGGCAATATGGGAGTTTTTAATGGATGACGCTTCATCCAATGTTTTACCCCTGACCCAGTCTGTGATAAGACTTGAAGAAGCAATTGCCGACCCGCACCCATATGTTTTAAATTTTGCATCTGTTATTATTCCTGTTAGTTTATCTACTTTAATCTGTAGCTTCATTACGTCCCCGCATGCCGGGGCTCCTACCATGCCTGTGCCTACATCTTCTTCATCTTTATTAAAACTCCCTACATTGCGGGGATTTTCATAATGATCTAATACTTCTTTACTGTAAGCCATAGAGTTCTCCTGTACTGTATTTAGTACGATGAAGAGGTATCATCGGTACCATCTATTACTATCCAACCTAATTTTAACAAATCTTCTCGTATCTCATCAGTTACAACACTTTCAGGGACAAACTTTTTACCTTGAATGTATCCTTCTTGCTGTTCTTTAGTAAGTGCTTGAAATTCAGTATCATCTAATTCTTTGGCATCTCTAATACCACTACAATACCAATCAATATAATCGCCCTTCTCTTGCATATCAGCAATAATACCACCTGCATGTCGCCAACTAGCACCCCAACGTTTTTCAGTTAGTATAGGCCATACATCATTTTTAGTGAAGTCATTGTTACACATAGCGGCATAAAGATGTTGTGCATAAACGTCATCACCTTTTACTTTATCAACAATCCACTGAGTAGAACGTAGGTCATATTCCATATTATCTACTTTCCACTCATCAGTTTCTTCAAGTTCTAATCTTTGTTGTTGCCAAGACTTGAACATTTCAATATATTCAGGATTAGGCAACTTGCCTTGTTCTTCGCAACGTTTAATATAACCTTCTTTCTGAAAGGTATTACGATCAGGGCTTTTACTTATCATCTTCTACCTCTATCCATGTGTGATCTCCTAGCCATTTAACTCTTGCTAAGTATTCATATTCTTCTGGCTTACCTGTACACCAATCATTTGGGCCATTGATACTCAATCTAGTAAACTGTTTTCTATGGTCGTATAACAACCAATATATTTGTCCATTGAATAATTGAAAGTCATACTTAGCGGCATGAACCATATCAGTTAAGTCTAATCTATGTTTGATTTGTTCTGCTTGCTTTTGTAAAACAGTTACTAGTTCCATGATTCTATCATATTCTTGCTTGGCATGCAACCTTGCAACATTAAGCATAATGTCTTTATGTTTTTCAACTGGAACTAAATCAAATTTGGGTCCAGAACTTTCTGTTGCATAAGGTGTTACATTACGATTAAAGAAATTAATCAATGAGCCGGAACTAGTAGAATCATAGCTACTTACACCATTAGCTGAATTTGGTTTATCTGCCATTAGATATTATATATCATTTTCTGTTTTAGCAATAGTCTTTTGGGTAGACTTTTTCTGTTTGCTATAGAATATATGATTGCCTATTTTTGCTACTTGTTTATAGGGCCATAACGGATCCACACTTAGATTATGAAAAAATAATGTTGTATTAGGTACTACATCTGTATATGCGTCATATGCTAATACATTATATGCAATAAGTTCAGCTTGTTTGTAACTTGGATTATTCTGATTGGGTTCAGCTTTACCCTCGCATACCCAACTAAACTGACATAGTTTTACTTTTTGTATTTCATCATCTATTAGTTTATCTATCGTATGTGTTTGATATATAACTGCACAGGGGTCATTTCCAAAACCATATGCTATTCTATTCATTACAACACGTGCTACTGCGGCTTGACCATTTAATGGTTCACCACTAGCTTCATAGAATATATTTTTAGTTAAACATTTTAATTGTTTTGGATCTACTATTTTTGCTATTTTAGTTTCTTCTACTACTGTGTTTTCTGCAGGTTTAATAAGTCCTAATGGTAGAACGAATGTTACAAGTAATAAAACTATTAAAATTTTAATAGGTTGGCTTAAATTCATAATATATCCTTTCTGCTTATTTCTAAGCTATGGAGAATTTAGATGTTATCCCAGCAGTCACAATTACAACGAATTACTTCGTCTATTGCTTCTGGCACAGAATATGTTGATGGTAATAAAATGTCAGATGCATATATTACTGATAGTTGAGGTGGTATTAAATTACGGTATCTTGAACCCGCAAAACTACCTGGTTCAACTGCTTCACCGGTGTCTATTGCTACACCATTACTATAATAACGGTCGTCAACTGGATCATAATACCCAAACGGTTCAGGTGATCCAATTTCAGTTGCTAATGTTGATGGAACACTACCGCCTAATGTTCCGTTAGCAATTAACTCTGTTTCTTGTTGTTTAGTTAAGTTGTTATCTATGTTGTTATCTAATGGGATACCAGCCTCTTGCAACCTAGCTTGATTGCGAGCTTGACGCAACATTGCTACGAGACTTCTTCCACCGACTGTATTATAATCAGCAATAGCTTCTAATGTTTGTGAATACATGTGAGGTTGAGTAAACATTGCATATCTTGGAATATTATCTACAAAAGTATATTGTGTCAAGGGGAATGCCGCTACTGTTGGTTCTCTTAAATTATCCGGTGAACTGTTAGGTACACCAATTGCCATACCCGTAGCAATTGCACGTTGTTCCACCGATAGTAATGTTCCAGTCAATTCCCAATTAGTAATTAATTGTTGTGCCGTTGTTGGATTATTATTTTTAATTGATAATATTTCTATGTTGGCTGCATCAATATAACCCTGTACAACTGAATTCATTGTTGGCCAACCACCACCGGGAGGAGGAGCTATTACAACTGTACCGGCTGCACCAGAGTAAGTTATAGATGTAATTCTACCATAAGTAGTTATATTTGATGAATCAGTACCTATTATAGCAGTTGCAGAATTACCATCTACAGTTACTGCAGGCGCACTTTCATATCCCCCGCCTCTATTAGTGTATGTAAAAGATGTACCATTATATGTAGCAGTTGCTTGTTCCCATGTTACTGCTAAGTATAATTGTTTATAAATGTTAAGTAATGTACTTGTTTGTAAATTCTGTGTCAATCCATTAATATCTATACCAATATAAGGCAATCCACTCATACATCCTAAGAAATTACTCATAGTGTACGTTCCAAACGGACCGTTACCCAATGAAATTAATGCTGATCCTTGTGCCGCTAATGATACATCAGTTGGAACACTAGTGCCATTAACATTCAAATTTTTAGTTGTTTCTAAACTACTAACCACCTGTGCAAATTTTTCAATTGGTACACTAGAAATGTTTTTAATTTGTTGCATTGCCGCACTAAATGAGCCGGCTGCTTTAGCAATGTCAGGAGGTAATATACCATCTAAATATGAACCAAATCCTTGAGGTATAGCTTGTATATTTAATATATCGGATTGTGTACTTTCAGGTGTTATCTGTTCTGTGATAGGTTGTGTAACACTTGAAGTACTAGTTGCATATGCATTACTAGTTGGACCATCTATATTATTGCGCTCTGATGGAGTCAAATTGATATTTTTAAAAAAGCCAGCCATTATGCTTGCACCGCTCCTATGCCTGTAGTAGATGAGCCTCCAAAGGCACGACCTACTTGTTGTTCACTTACTGTAGGTGAAGTTAAATTACTATTCAATCCTTCATTAACATATATAGGATAATATATTTTACTATTTGCAGTACCGCCCGTAGAGTTATATATTGGAACTGTTAATGTTGAATAACTGTTAGGAAATAACTTTATTGGATTCAACAAGTCAGCCAATGACTCTAACCCTGCTGTTTTACAATTTAACGATACTAATACATCTTTTAAATCTTGTCCTAATATAATACCAAATGCTCCGTATATTTTACGTTCTTGTTCTTTAGTTACTAATGATATATTACCCAATATCTGTTCTAATTCTGTTACGGTTATTCCACTAGCAATTAATGCAAGACTTACTGATTTGGTAATAGCATTATTTTTTTGTAATGTTGATAACAATGTACTGGGCAAACCAAAGGTTGCTATAGTTTGTAAATTTATTGCTTTACCACTAGTAATTAAATCTTGTCCAAATATAGTAGTTGCTACACTTACTCCAGTAATATCAGCCGTTATTAAATCGTCCATATTACTATATGTACCATCTAAAAATTCTTGTGAATTATTCATAGTTAATATTGCTTCATTACTATATTCAATAAAACTATAAGATGACATAAAACCTGATAAGAAGTCTTTATATGCTCCGTTATCTGCTGATAGTCCGCTATTGTAATTAAATTCGTTATAACCTTGCAATGCAAACAATCTTACATAACCCCATCGTGTTACTTCATTAGTGTAATTGTAGTTACTTGCCCAATTAGGATAACCAGTCCAATTAAACGTTGACGGAGGACTATTACCTAATGCAGGAATACTATTAGATCCGATAGATATTAAATTATTGTATGTTGTGCTATCAACTGTATATGACGTAGTGGTAGTTGCTGTGCCTGTACCAGATCCTATACCGGATGCAGTAAATGTCACTCCCACTGTATTACTAGATGCACCGATAGCTACAAAGTTAGTAGTACCTACATATGTAATAGTGTAACTGGATCCAACAGTAAAGTTTCCTGCAACAACAGTAACATTTGGTGCACCTCTACTATAAGCATCATTAATAGCATATGTAAGTAATCGTAAACAGGTATCGTTAACAATATTACCCAAGTTGGCAGCAGATGATGTACTAGTACTAGATCCAACAAAGTTTACCATTATGGGATTAATATTAAACCCAATATTTTGTAATAATGAGCTTAATGTATTAACGCCTAAAGGGCTTTGTTTTCCTGTATCACTCATGGTACAAACACATCAGGACTACCCTGTACGATACTATGACCGCAACTGTTTCCTGATCCTACTCTAAGTACTGGTACACCTTCACAAAACACAGTTGGACTACCTTCAGTAGTTGTGGCTGCTTTATGCGGGGGATGGCTACGTCTACTCCAAGGTGCGTGTGGAGTAATCTGACTAACATGTAGTCCTACTTTAATTCCATTAGCAAATACAGTATCGGCACCGCGCATAATTGCACCACCTTCTTGATTTGTATCACCCACACGACTTAGTTTTGCCATTTTATCCCAATACGATTTTTTTACTAGGTACCTTAATGCCAGTTGTTGCTTCTAGGTACTTGTCTTTAATATTGTCATCAGTTTCTGCATACATTACAATACTATTACTATTTAGTCTAAATTCACCCTTCGGATCTGCGGTAAAGATACTTGGAATCATTTGCATACCCTGTTGACTTGGTGCAATGGATACTGGTTCTTCAATTTGAATAAACTCACTCCCGGCTTGAATTACTTTAGCAATTAATTCCTCACCGGAATTAAGCTTAAATGTATACACGTGATTTTGTTTTAATACTATTTGCATTAGATACTTTCTGTTAATTTTTGTTTTAATTCTGTAAATCCACCGATCAATTTATCATCTAAAAAGATTTGTGGTACAGTTCTTGCTGTAGGTACAGCTTCTAATAAATCTTCCTTAGTATACCCATCTCCGATTTTACGTTCTTCAAATTGTATACCTTTACTTGTTAATAGTGCCTTTGCTTGGTCGCAATAAGGGCAATGGTACTTTGACCATATAATTGCTTTCATTTTATTTCCTTTTAAATATTTGGTAATTCATCATAGTTTAATGATTCGGACATAACTCCTATCACGTAATTGGTACTCTCCGTTTCCTGAAGAGCAGATTGCTTTTTGCTAGTATCAGTGTGCTTATTGAACCACGGAATAGGTGTACTCTTTGGTGCAGGATTATTATATCTAATACCAATATCTTTCAATGCACCTGTCGCTGTATAATCAACAAAGTCTTTTAACACCGTAGCGTTTAATCCAATAACTGGGCCCATCTTAAACAAATAGTCTGCCCAGTCTTTTTCTTCTTTAATAACATCCATGTAAAGTTGATATACTTCAGCCTCACACTCTGACTTAACTTGTGCGAAACGACTATCTTCTTTAACTACTTGATTGATAAGGTAAGCAGTCCAGCCTTTATGTAACAATTCATCTTGGAGAATTAAACTGATAATGTTTCCATTACCAATAAAGATTTTGTTCTCAACCATCGCTAAACTTGTAGCAAATGATACCATAAATCTAAATGCTTCTAATGCGTAACTAGCATGTAATGCCATGTAAATTGCTTTGATGTGTTCTTTCTCGTTCACATCTATACCTAATTCTTTGCGACAGTTAACTTTGTGTAGTTCATCATAGTAACGACCAACACTACTTGCCATATCTACAATCTCTTTTGTATCATGTATAGTATTGAACACATCTTTGGGTACATTATAAATGTTACGAATGATGTGACTATAACTACGACTATGAATGTTAGTCTCAAAGAAACTCCAATTATAAATCAACGCTTCTAGTTCAGGTAATGACACTACAGGGGTGAACACTTGACTAGGTGCACGACCTTGTAAACTGTCTAATGCGGTCTGTCTTAACAAATTACTAGTAAAGATATGTTTTACTGCGTCACTTGCTTCTTTGAAATCATTAGCATCTTTTGTTAATGATACTTCTTCTGGGACCCAGAAGAAACCACGTGCAGTAGTTTCAAAGTCTGCAATTTTTTTGTATTTCACCTCTTCAAATCTTTGGATGGTTACAGGACCTTCCGGGTCCAAAAACATTTTTCTATTCAAATAATCTGTCT